ACTTTAGCATTACCTGTTTGATATTTAAAATCAGGTATAAATCGTCTAACAGCCATAAAAAACTCACCATCTCCTCTATAATCTGCAACACCAGTTTGTTGACCAAGAGCACTACGTCTAGATGTTATGTCCCAATCTCCAGATCGTATAAAGGCAGGAATGGCTGTTGTCGCTGTGCTGTTAACTTGATCGGTTCCTTGTTCGTGTTCGTAATAAATACTAGCCCCATATTTATTTGTAATTCCTAATATATCAGGAAACACCGGTGTTAGTGTATCATCATAATCTGTAGCATACGGATTATCAAACACACTTTGATCTTGATATGTTGTTCTATCTAAAGACGATGTTGTCCAACAGTTTTCAGAATAATTATATGTTACACATCTATCAATCTGTTCAGATCCATCTTTTGGATAAAACCAATTTACTTCTGTGTATAGATTATTTGCACCTGCAAAGATAACATCTCGTGAGTTAAAATTTAATCCAAGATTATCTCCGTCTGTACTAAATACAAAATCTTCTACTAGTGATGGTAATGATTTAACTGTACCATCAAATACAAAAAATCCACCTTGTGAGCCCATCCAAAACACAGCTCCATTTACGAAGGTTGCTGCATGTTGACTAATACATCCACAGTTTGTACCAACTTGTCTGACACTAAATGTAAAAGGTGGTCCAACAAATTGAATAACATATGCAGCAAGATCAGTTATAACAAATACATAATCTTTACCTTGAAGTGCTGCTCTTATTTCATTACCAGTATCTAATCTAAATGTACCGGCAGTGTTGGTTGCTGTTGGTGTATATGTATTTAAATCTTCTTGATTAGAAAATCTTACAAACATCGGATCTTGTGTTGTGGTATCGCCAATGGTTGTTTCAGTTCCAAAATGAAATAAATGTCTGTCTCGATCTGAAACTAGTGTAAATCTGCTCGCTGTAGGATTGTTACCAGTTGCAAAACCTGATGTGGTTAAAGATGCTCGTTGAGCTCTCGGATTTGATGCACCTGCATTCCAGGTAAAAGTTTTACCATTAAATATAGTTGCAACTAACACTTGACCAAAATTATCTAAACTCCAGTTTCCTGGATCCAGAACCACGTCACTAACTGCTCTAGCAGTTCCCCATGTAGAAGCTCCCCATGTAGATGTGCTCCAACCATAACCTGTTGTTTGTGTTGTTGGTCCAACTTCAACATATGGATTAACAGTTACAGCTCCTGCTGCAGTCATCCCCGTTCCTCCTTCAGCACGTGAAGCTTGAACGGTAAATTTATCTACATCAGGTACAGTTAATATTTCATAGGGTTGTTCTAATTCAGCTGCTGTAAAATCTGATGCACCTGTAACTGTGACTGATGAAAGAGTTACATATCGTCCAACATCTAAACCATGAGAACCTTTATTAATAGTTACAGTTCTAGAGGCATTAACGGTTGTTAGTGTGCCTCCAGTGATTGCTGTATCTAAAGGTGTAATATCGTAAAAGTCATTACCATAATAAAGAAATAAACCTTGAGACGTCCCAATAGCAGAATATTTTTCACCTGCAAAACTTGAGAATGCAACTTGTGCTCTTGCGGCTCCAGGTAATGTTTTATTAGCGGCTGTTAATTGTAGCCAACCACCTATTTTTTCTGGTAAACCATATCTAAATCTTACAAAATCACCATCAGTCCACTGACCTTCTGCTCCTGACTCTGTGTCTTGTTTGTTAAATCCTGGCTTGAATTTTAATTTTTGTAGCATATAATAGCTTATATATTAGTTTTTAACAGAATGAAAGATACAAAATAAACCTCAATGAATCTGCTTTATAACATACCTGATAGACTATGGGTTATAAATAATTTTTTAGATTATTCAACTTATAAGGATCTTCATAGTATTATTATAAAAAACAGAGAAGATTTTAAAATAGAAAAAACTAATAAAGGAATTAGCCCCTGGGATAAAAAATTATATGAATTTATAGAAGCTCCTTTTCATTCAAAAAAAACCTTATATCCCGAACATCCTTCTTTTAAAAAATTGGAAGTGCTAACAAAACACAATCCTTATTTTTCTTATCCTAGATTAATTTACGCTAAAGGAAATTCAATGATTCATTACATGACAAAAAATACAGGAATACAATGGCACGATGATCATGGTTATAAATATGGAATAACCTATTATCTTAATAGACGTTGGGATGAAAATTGGGGAGGTGAATTTTTATTTAAAGACACAGAAAAAGGTATTCATGGATTTGTCCCTGTTGCTGGAAATCGTTTAATTATTATAAAAGCCCCCTTTACACACAAGGTAAATTTAGTAAATAGTTTACACATGCCTAGAATAAGTATACAAATGTTTTTAAAATAATATGAAAGAGAAAACAGTTAACATAAACAATTTTATTGGAGTGTATGATAATTACATCGTTCCACAAGACTGTCAAAAGGCTATTGAGCTATTTGAACAACAAGACAAATTTAATAAAACAGTTAATAGAATAAGCGGTGAAAATGTACCCATATATGTAAAACAAGATCAACAACTTTATTGTATGCCTTCTAATATAGAAGTATGGTGGGAAGAGTTAAAACCTCTGATGTTTAATTATCAACTAGCTTGGAAACATTATTGTAAAACCATAGGTGCAGATATGGCTTACGATACCCAAGAATTTTTTCACACAAATTTAAAAATTCAAAAAACTTTACCTTCAGAAGGATATCACATTTGGCATCTAGAACATAATAGAGGTTTTGACAATGAACGTAGAGCTTTTGTTTTTTCTGTATATTTAAATGATGTAGATGAAGGTGGTGAAACAGAATTTTTACACTTTTCAAGAAGAGTAAAACCTGTGACAGGTAGAATAGTTATATGGCCTGCAGCTTTTCCATATGTTCACCGAGGTAATCCTCCTTTATCAGGTGCAAAATATATTTTAACTTCTTGGATGAATTTAAGATAATGGATCACACAGAAACAATAGTAGAAATAAAAAATATAATTAACCCTAATTTTATTAAAAAAGTCATACCTTTTATAAAAAATAAAGCTCGTAAGAATTTAAACACTTTTGATGGACTTAAAAAAGATGTGCGAAATGTAAAAGGATATGACATGGTAAACGAATTAATTGATAATCCTACAGATATATTTTATTGGAATTATATAAAAAAAGAAATAGAGAGATTGTATTTTTTCTATAAAATAAAATTTCCTAAAATGGCTAGTGACAAACTAGATCAAATAGGTTTATTAAAATATGACGTAGGTGGGAAATATGAGGTACATACGGATCATCATACTACTACTCCAAGACATTTAAGTATTATTATGAATTTAAACAATAAATATGAAGGTGGAGATTTAATTTTTACAGATCAAAAAGATAAAGAAATAAAAAGATTTAAACTTGACAAAGGTTCTATAATTTTTTTTCCTAGTAATTTTATGTATGCACATAGCATTCAACCTATTACGAAAGGGAGAAGGTATAGTATAGTTGCATGGCTTCGATAGAAAATAAATTAATTAAAAATTTTTTTAATAAAGAGGAGCTAACTCTTCTTCAAAAATATTGTGATAATAAATTATATAATAATCAAGACTATGTAATAGACAGTCAATCTTTTTCAGCTGCTTGGTATGATGATTCTCTCATGACATCTATGTTAGATATTAAGTTACCTCTCGTAGAAAAAGAATCTAATTTAAAACTGTTTCCAACCTATACATACTGGAGATATTATGTATTTGGAGGCAGCTTAAAAAAACACACTGATAGACCTGCTTGTGAAATATCTATTACCGCTTGTATAAAAAAATATGATAATTGGCCAATAGTTATAGAAAAAAATAAATTTGAATTAGAGGAAGGCGATGCAGTTTTATACGCAGGATGCAAACAAAGTCATTTTAGACCAGGAAAATATAAAGGAAAAGGTATGGCACAAGTATTTTTTCATTACGTTAATCAAAACGGACCTTTTGCAGGTCATGCTTATGATAAATTTTTAAAAACAACAGGTAAGAAATATTCCGATAACGACTTAAAAATTTTAAAGACTATGAGGAATAAGAAGTAGGTCTTGCACCTAATCTAGCGATTTTATCTTCTTCTGATTCTCCATCAACATTGTCCTCGTCCCAGTTAGATTGTAATTTAGCTAAATGAGCTGTATCCCATCTAGTAATAAAATCTTGAAAGTCACCTAAGTTTGCATCCTCCCAAGTAGAGTGTGGAGTTGAATCTCTATATTCTACAGTGTCACTAGGATTTGATGTTCCATATTGAATAGCCCAAATGTTATTCCACTTAGCTAATCCCCAAAAATCATTGTCTTCAATATTATATCCAACACCTTCGTTTGGATAAGCACCTTCAGCATGGTTTTTAATTATTATTTTATCTTCAAATACTACTGTCCATTGTGCGTTTGTTGCCATAATTTCTCCTACGTTTTAATAATATATATTACTGTTAAATAAGGTTGCAATACTGAAGTTGCATCACCTGAAAATGTTGCACTCATGTTGTGAGAGTGCCCTGTACCTGATCCAGTATTACCTGTGCTTGGAATGGATACCATATAGTTGTAAGGTCCACTGTTTACCGGCGACGGTCTAGTCCCTGCACCTCCACTGTGTTGGTGAGAAGCAAGTTGTGCTGTTGATAAAGTAGCATTTGCTGTTGATCCTCCAACGTTTCCAGTTGAAGTTACAGTGTTTGCTCCACCAGTTGATGCTAAAGCTTTAGTTCCAGATTTACCTATTGCAACGTTATCTTGTAAATCTGGTACGTTAAAAGTAGTTGCACCATCTCCAGCTCCGTAAGTTGTACCTACGATTGCAAATAATGCAGAATAAGTTGATCTTGAAACGGCTGCACCATTACACTCTAAGAAACCTGATGGTACTGAAGCAGAAGACCACGGCACAATAGTTGCTGTAGGAATTCCTTCGATACCTGTAAGGTTTGC